CTGCTACAGCCTGCGCTGCTGCATCTTCCTCAGCCTTGCGAGCCTCGGCTGCTACGCGGTCTGCTTCCATCTGTGCTACTTCAGCATCTGTAAGTTCGATGATGCTTTCAATGCCAGTTGAGCAATCAATCTCAATACGAGTTGGACGTGTCATTGTGGTTCTCCCTAGTAGTTTATCGAATAGTGCCATTATGAGTTCTTGATGCCGTATAAATAAAATGATGAATACTGTTGAATAGTTGTTGAGTTTACAGGTGCGAAAGTAATTGAACTAATTGCTGTAGTTTGATTATAGTAACCTGCGCCAAGATTCATTCGAACTGTTGTTGCATTTGTCTCACCAGCACTATCTACAGAAGAAGACTTAGCAACGCTTGAAGCAGAATAATTTGGAATATAAACATCGGTACTTCCAAACGTATTAGCAGTTGCTGAGTTACCAGAGACATAAGATATTTCGTCATTACCCTGTGGCCAAACAGCAGATAATGCTGAAGTACCATCTCCAATAAGTTCCCTACCTGTATATCTAGTAAATGTAGTATCGCCGTTATAATAAAAAGCAATACCATCAACTGCAGATGCTCTATTAGTTCTAACCGAATACTTTATTAACAAATCAGTATAAGTTTGAGGAATAGAGTTAAATGAAACGCTAGTTAATCCACCAGAACCAACAGTTGAAGAAGCGATAAGTGTGTATGTATTTGGCAATTTAGTTATCCATTCTGTTAAGCGGCACTTATGCCATACAAGGTGAAGGTACAACCAGTAGCAAAATTAACTGCTCCGTTGTCGGCTTTAATAACCATTGAAGTAATTGCAGCAGTTGAACGCCACAAAGATACAAATGCTCTGACTGAATTGGCTGCATTGTTAGAACGGCTAATGATTGTCTTATAGGTAGTCGCGTTGCTATAATTCATCACATTAACTATTGCGTTATTGTCAGTCGTGTAAATTGTACCCACTACGCTAAAAGCAAGGTTGCTATCTCTACCGCTTCCTGCGGCAGTTCCTGAACCTGCCAAAATAGTTTCAGAATAATTAGAACCAGTATCTCCATTGAATTGAATACTTAAACTGCTTCCTGAGCCTGATGCTACTGTGCCGTTGAACACCAAAACAAGGTCTGTGTATCCTGAAAATGAATTGAATGTCACGCTTGATGTTGCGCTTCCCAGAGTAGTAGTCGCAATAGGCGAAAATGTGCTACCCGCAGTCACTAGACACCTGCTTTCTCAGCACGATATTTGCGCTGGTTTGTTGCTGTCTGTTCTTTCTTGCAAGTGTGACAAGCAAAGCGTGTGCTCTTGCCTGACTTATACTGGTAGATATTATCTTTCAATTTGTGTCCGTTCTTACAAAGAGTACGAAACTTCAATACCCGAACTGTCTTTGCATTGTTTTCTGATTCGGGAAGCAACTGCAAGTGTTCAGGGTTTACACATCTGCGGTGTTCGCAAGCAACGCCACCTTCACAGATATTAGGATTGTGGCATAGATGGTCAATAACCATTCCCTCTGGGATATCACCATTGAAGTACATCCAAGATAGGCGGTGTAACTTTTCGCCTTTAATTACAGGCCAACCAACACGAGTAACCCCGTAACCTTTATTGTTTGGCTTTGATGGGTGATGCCAGCAACCATTAGGTTGCTTAACAAAACGGTCAACAATTCTTTCAAGCTGAGTTGAACCTGCTGCCATTGTCTTCCCTTAGCCTTTCACGCCGTAGAGGGCGAATTGTGAATATTGAACAAGGCTTCCAGTTTGAGAGCCAACGGTGATTGAAGAAATTGCGGAAGTGGAAAGCCAAAGACCGCTTGAAATATGCACCCAACCTGCTCCATTTTTATCCATTCCGCTTAATGTGCGAACTGTTTTATATTTTGAAGTATTTGCATAATCTAAAATATCAATAACTCCAGCACCAAAAAGGTTTGCAGTATTTCCACCTGCTGCAATATATCCACCAACGCTATAATTTACGATTCCAGTACCGCCACCACTGCCAGCAGCAGCAGAACCGTTACCTGATAAAACGTGATAGGTATAGTTTGCGCTTGAAGTATCTCCATTGTATTGAAGAGTTGTATAGTCAAAAGTTGTTCCAGTATCTGAATCTCTTGCTATAAAACGAATTTGAAGATGCTTGTAAGTACTAGGAATTGAACTAAAAGTAATTGTTGCCTGAGAAGAACTAAGTGTATAAGTTTGGATAGACTCATAAGAGTTAGTAGATAAATGCCCAGTAATTTGTGAAGCATAAATGCCAGGAAGAATACTCACGCAATATCTCCAATCACTAGGCCACTAACACGTGTTGGTTGTGGTATAATTTTACTATGTCTAAGCATAATCCTGGCCCGACCCCTATCTCTATTGAAGAACGATTTTGGACTAAAGTTGTTAAAGGTGACGAAGACGCCTGCTGGGAATGGCTTGGTTACAAAGACTACCGAGGTTACGGAAGCCTTTGGGACAATAGCCTTGGCAGAAATATCTTTGCTCACCGTGTTGCCTATTTTATTAAACACGGAAAGTATCCAGATAACTACGCTTGCCATACTTGCGACAATCCACCTTGCGTAAATCCCAATCATATTTTTGATGGAACTCCATTTGATAACACTATGGATATGATGGCCAAGGGCAGGCAAGTTAACCAATACAGGAACAGGGAAGCCTGTTCTGCTGGCCATACCTACACCGATGAGAGTACTTACATCAGTAGGCAAGGTGTACGCGTTTGCCGCATCTGTCGCCGTCGCCGTTTGAAGATTCATAAGGAAAATAAACTACGCAATATCGCCGAAAACTAGCCAAGAATTCGCGCTAGTCTGCACACACGAAGCAGCCGAGTACTGAACACGAGTCTTAGGAGCAGATGCTGTAGCACCAACGGATGTGATGGTTACACCAGAACCCTGTGTGATTGTTGTCTGGCCTGCCCCAGTCTGAGCAAAGTTAAGAATGGTTCCTACTGGAAATGCCACGCTGGAGTTAGGTGGAATTGTAAATGTGTTAGCAGATGCGTTTGAGATAGTAACAAGAGCGTTGTTACCGTCCGCAAGAACAGCCGTATATGAGGCGCTCTGTGCGTTAACTGTCAGCGTCGGAGTTACCGACGCGCTAGTAATGAGTGTTACTGCCATTACAACTCCTGACCAAATGCGCTGAATGCGCTAGTGCCTGCTGTTGAATAAATCGTGATAACGTCTGTATTAGCCAGTGTTGCGCCAACTGTCCAGGTAAATACACCGCTTGATGGAACTGTCACACCGTAAACCTGGTAGTGCTGGTTAGCAAGGGATGCACCTGCTGGGCGGATAGCGATACGAATTACATCGTTAGAGCCACCGATATTGCAGACGTTAATAGACGAGACAATGGTGCCTGACGCTGAAGCACCTGTGTACAGCGTAGTTGCTGTAGCGGCAGTCGGATAAGACTGACCTAGTACCTTTGTGGTTGCCATTAAGCCAAGTCCCCAATCAACTGGAATGTATTACTTGCGGTACATAATATAGTTGCTGCGCTATATTGTACACGAAGTTTAGTTCCTGTGCCAGTTACGGTTGATGTTCCATCACCCTGCACTGTTACTTGTCCAGCACCGATAGCCTGGATATTGACGTACTGACCTGCGCTAAAGACGCCTGCTGGCACAGTCAAAGTAATTGCTGATGAGTTGTTCAGCGTAACCATTTTGTCTTGGTCAGAAGCAACTAGGGTATATGTTGTACCAGTTTGCGCATTGATACCAAGTGTTGTCTTTGGTGTAGAAATTGTTGGACCTGAAAGTACTGGGCCAGTTGCAAAGACGATTGGGCCTGAGCCAGTTTCATCTGAGATGGCCGCCGCTAGGTTTGCTGATGTTGGTGTACCGATAAAGGTTGCAATTGCACCAGTGATACCGTGTACTCCAGCAGGACCTGCTGCTGCGTGGTCCTGGAAGTCTGTTAAGTCCTGAGCGATAATGACGTGGCGTACTACAGCGCCAGCATTGTGGGCAGTAGCAGATGAACCACCATATGCACGAGTAATGGTAAGAGTTGTACCAGATGAAGCGGTAACAAGTACAAGTTCCTCGGCAGCATTATTGTAGTCAAGAGCAACTACGAATGGGAAACTGCTTGGATAGCCCACTGGTGAGTTTGACAGAGTTACAGATGTAGCACTGCTATTGATTCCATTGCTTACTGTGTTGTCAACTGCAGTAGCAGAGTAGTATCGTCTGGTTGCCATATGCCGTCCTTATGAGGTGTAGTGTGTGCGTGGTGGGAATTGTTCTTGCAGACGACGTACTTCGACAAGAAGACGTTGCTGGTACATCTGTTGTAAGACTCTGCCAATATTTGCTGCAGAACCAATTGGGTCTGTACCTTGCTGTGAATCCGCTTCTGCAGTCTGTGCAGGTACACGGCCCATATCTAGGTACATTGCTGTACGGTATGCAGCACCAAGAATAATTACTTCTCTTGCTGAATCTGGCAAGCCAGTCATTGTAAAATCATCTGTATCATACTGAAGCGTAGTAGGTTTCTTAGTGTAAGTAATCATTACTGGACGGCCTGGGATGATACCTTCACGGATGGAGATAGTCTTTCCTGAACCCCATACAAGTGGGTTAGCCATACGGTCAACACGGTAGTGTCGAACTGGTAGCCATTCCTTAGATGGGCCAATGGTCTGCCATGAGGCACCAAGCACATCAATCGCTTCGTTAGGTAGGACGTAGGTTGTACGTGCTGCTTGCCAGTTGAAGATGGTGTAGAAGGTACCGAACAAATCTGGGTAAACTCCATCAACTGCAAGGTTAATGTTTCGTCGGATAACACTGCGGGGAAAGGATGGCGCAATGGTTACACGAGTACCAGCCGAGTGTGACTGTGCAGTCGTGTCACGAAACCCTCTGCCATAAGCAGGAATTGTTGCAGTATTAGATGTTCTATCAAAGGAGTCTACCCAGATAAGTTCATCGTCAATTTCTACAATGCCACGAGTAAGTACTGTTCCATCTGCTACGGTAAAGGTTGTAGCAGTTGAACTCAGTGGAGCAGTCAGGTATGTAGCCTGGTCCTGACGATTAGTGTAACCAGTCAGTGCAAGGTTAGTCTCATTGATGAGGTCAATAAAAGTACTCATGATGCAATCCTTGCCGCTGCTTCGTTAATGCCTAGGCCAGATGTACCAGCCAGTGCATTAAGCGCACCTTGTAAGTCGTAGTTGTAATTTCTTCCGCTGTTGCGGCTTGCATATAAAGTATTCAATGCGCCAGCGATAGCAAGGCCTGTGGTACCAGCCCATTTGTTGGCAGCACCTTGTGCGTCATATTGTGGTACTCCGTTAACAACGGTACCTGCCAAACGATTGAGGTGGTATGTATATGTTAAACCATCACCAGCAGTCATTGATTTACCCTTCTAAAAATTAGTTACTTAGTTCCGCCAACACCGTCATACTGACCGTGTGGGTCCTGTGGCTTGCCTGTCAATTTGTCGTTCAACTTGCCAATTGCTGTTGAGTTGCATCCGCATTCTACGCACATGTTACTTTCCCTTCTTTGCTGGAAGAACCTTCTTAAGGTTCGGGTTTGCCTTCTTTGCTGCTGGACTTGCCTTGCGTGCACCTGCTGCAAGAATTGCTCCAGCACGTTCCATTGGAATACCTTGCTTCTTAGCGATTGACTTCGCTGCGGCCTTAAAGCCCATGCCCTTATGCGCTGTCATTACTTGCTCTTCTTCTTGAGCATCTTGATGCCCTTTTCTAATTCTTTAGCCTTCTCAGCCTTTGACTCAACCTTTTCCGCAAGGGCGTAGGCCTTCTTCTTCATGGCTGGTGAGATTTTCTTTATTGCCATTAGATGTCTCCTGTGTGTTTTAATACCGCAGCACTTTGCTTGGTAATCTTGTCTACGGATGGCATGACATCAGCGTTGTACGCTGCTCCCAATTTGTCGCTTGCATCCATTGCGTCTTTGACGGCCTTCATTGTTGTGCCTGCTGGCTGAACACCTTGCGCTCTTGCATCTCTGTAGGCGTTAAGTTCTGCGTTCCACTTCTTGTCGCTCATGGAATCAACACGGCCTGCATCTCCAGTACTTAGTTGGAGCGTTTCTGCTTTGCAGCCAAAGCAACCTTGTACATAATCAATATGCTCAGAGTGGCCAGTATCAACTTCTTCGTAAACGAATGGGGTAGCCGAAGTCTCTTCACAATCAGTGCATCCATAAAGTAACGGAACTGAGTCATACTTTTCGTTTAATCCCCATGTTAGAACTTTGCTTGTGTGCTGATGATTCATCTTTCACTTTCTTAAAGAACTCTAGGTTGCGCATAATGCGCTCATTCTCTGGACCATTAGCCTTTGCCGCTTCTTGCGTAAAGGTGATTGCCTCATCTATATGCTTGAGGTTGAAGGCTGCAATGCCTGCTAAATCGTAGGCTTTCCAGTCCCACACTGCTGATTCGTAGCAGTAATGGTTAGAGCGGGGAGACTCTAAGGCGTCTATTGCAGCGTCTAAACAACGCTGCCATTCTTGTTTTCGGTATGCATCCATGGCTACGCTAAACTGCGGCTCGCCTTGGCCTGGAAGTATCTCTACTCCTTTTTCATACCAAGTCCTGGCTTCTTCTTCTTTACCAAGTTGGTGTGCTGCTTCTCCTGCCCATCGGCAGACGGCGGCGGACTCTACGTCCCAACCACCAAGTTTTATTTTTTCTTCTGCGCTACGGATAACATCTTCCCATTTGGCATAGAAGAAATACTCACGTGTCATGTATGTCCACATGCGTGCATCATCTTTATATTCCTTGACGCCTTCTTCAAGCATGCCAAGGTATTGACCACGGGACTTATTGTTATCTGGCAGATGGTGAATTACTGCCTGGCGAACATCGCAGTCTTTTGCTTCGCCCTTGCCATACCAGATGTTTACTTCATGGATATTATATTTCCATATCCAATTCCATCTGCTATGAAGTCTATCTCGTTCCCACTTGTTAGCATCTGTCTTCATGGAAATCCAGCCCATATCTGAGCCAGGTACCCAGTACTTGCGTACCTTCTTGAAGAAGTCAGGTTCTGGAACTTCATCCATATCTAACTGCAGACATACATCTACATCTTCTGGAACAAGTGCAAGGGACGCGTTACGTGCCATGTCAAAGCGCCAAGGTTTTACATGAATCTGATGTACGGTAACACCAAGTTCTTTTAACTTTTCTTGAGTGCCATCTGTGGAACCAGTGTCAGCAACAATACGGTAGTCCGCATCCTTAGTCGCCTCTGCCCATCTTTCGCAATGGAGTATTTCATCCTTTGCTATAGCATACACAGCAATCTTCATATTGCTTAGTGTATCACATTCCGCCTAGCATTAGTATGCCTGGGAGTGCAGACGCATCAGCGCCTGTCGCTC